CAAGGGTCTATCTTTTTCGGCATCATCACTATTTATCGTAGGAAAAGATCCTCGATATGATCCCATGGTTCTAAAGTCTCCCGAGTAGTGAGACCTAGCTTTTAGTTCGTCAGACCTTGCATTCATTGGAGACAAAGGGCCGTATCCTACCAATTCGGGGATTTTTTCTATATCTATTACGCCTTTTTCTAAGTCTACAGATTGTTGATCTTCTACGAACTTTACCTTTATTTTTTTACTAGCCCACCTTGGCCTGTGTCCATCGACCGGTGAGTAGCATTCCCGGTACGCTTGATTAGCTACTATTTTTACTCTAGCTTGATCTACTTTAGGAAGATCAGACCAACCGTCTGCACCTAGCATACTTGATACTTGGTCTAGAATTTCTAGGAAGCTAACTAACTTCTCTACTCTTATCACCCCGGGAGCTTCGTCCTTATTAGGCGCGGTAAGCCCATTTATTGAGCTTAAGCTTACTTGCGGGCTTTCTAACCCGGTTGTACTACCTGTCCCTTCCTGAGGGCTTGGCAAAGAGTTTAGATCGGTCGGTGGTTGTATGGCCATAGAACCAATCTATTTAACTTAAGTCTTTTTCTCTACCGCTTGTAAATCCTTAGCCTTGGTCTTCTTGGTAGATGCCTTATCTTTAACAAAGTGATGGTCTTCTTCTTCTACATTAAGTACCTTTTTTGGCTCTTTTTTTGGCTCTTTTTTTTCTTCTAACCAAACGGAGAAAAACATTCTTTTGTAAAGTCTCCCTTGAGTTCTGAAAATATCGTCAACTTCTCTTTGCTCTTTAGGCGTATAGGCGTAGTGCCGTATCGTCTTGTCCCATTCGAAATTGTATTGAAGGCGGCTCATGCCTTTTACCCGGATTACCGGAGTTGTACCCATTTGATCTCTTTTACCTATTATTATTATCTTCATGTGTTTTATTAAAAACCCCTCCCCGAATACTCAGGGAGGGGCTCAGATTGGATGTTAGGGAAACCCTAGTAGGAGAATCCTGGAATTTGACGAACAGCTTCGATCAACTGAACACCTGGGATTCTTCCCTTAGTGTCTTGGTAAGTTGTCATTCCGTAAACGGACTGAATACCTACAGCTGATAGGTGTGCCTCATTGCCACTATTAGCAAAATCGTCATAGTGGAAAATCTGCTCATTGAATATGCTACCTTTTGCGTAGTATAGTGCAGACTTACCCATTGCTAATGCGTACCCGATTGGAGTTCCGGCGGCGTTGGACTGATAGACCATAGACCCGGCTGGGAAAGCAACTCCGTTGTTTTCCTCATTTGCTCCTTGTCCGGATTTAATGTTCACGTAGGTGAGGCCAGTGAGCTTTCCACCAGTGTTAGCGGCATAAGAGAATACGCTATATTTTCCGTCCGGAGCAACGATCAAGATATGACCGGGGCTAGAAACGGAATACTTACCTCCTGCTCCTCCGGGGATCTTTGCGTCAAACCCTAAGAAGTTTGCGAAAGTATCGTCACCGAGATCCAAGTCTCCACTTGATGAGGGCGTTGCGGAAGCCGAAAGCAGCGCGGTTGGAAGCAAAGGAGAACCTTGGCGTCCGTCGGCTGTGTCGATCAACACGTTATGATTAGCAATTACATTGCCGTCCCACATTGCGTAGTTACCGCTGTAGAGCTTGTTGGAGCTACTACGCTCATCAGCCGAAAGAATGGCTTCGAGGTAGTCGGGATCCGAACGAAGAGGGCGAAGACACGCGTCAGGTGCGAAGAACAAGTAACCGGGAATCTCGGTCTTGTCATCACCACCAACATTCATTGGCTCACCACCTTGGGAGATCAATGCTTGTTTAGCTTCCTGAATGATATCAGTACTAAGACCTTCGGTATAAAGAAGGTTGCTGCCTGATCCGTAACCGGAAATCAAGTTAGAAGTAGTGTTGGCGAGGCAAGTGTCGCGAAGAGCCATCTGAAGATGATCTTGCTCAGTGCGTCCTGACCATTCGGACATAACTTCAGCTGAAAGCTGATCGATTGTCTTGCCGGTAAAGCGCATGAGTTTGATAACTTGCGTCCATGCTACTGCGTGACGGATAAGATCTACCTCGACATTAAATGTGCCGAACTTGAGCTTACCGGTGTTGTTTTTGAGAATTTCTTCTCCACGAACACCTTGTCCACGAATTGGAGCAACGGTAGTAAAAGTTACCTTATCGGATCCCCCTGCACTAAGATCGCTTTTTTCTACGATAGGAGAGCCTGAGCCTTCCGAACCGATGAATTTTGCAAGAACATTTTTCTCGCGAGCGTCACGGGTTACGAGTTCAGACCAAAGTCTTGTACGTAAATCCGAAGTTGCCGAAGTAATCGTGTTAGCGTGTGAGGTGAGTGTATTAGTCAGATCGACGCCAGCGGTCGCAAAACTGCTTGGGTTAGATCCTGGGAATGATTTTGAAGCCATAATTAATTAAGTTTGATGATAGTTGTTTAAGTTTAACGAAGGAATTTTCTACCGTCAGGTTGGCCGAGCATTGCCCAAAGTTGATCTTTGGAAAGCTCACCCATATTTTCAGATATATATTCCGGTGTTATTGGTGCGGATGCGGTTTGAGCGGCTTGTCCAGTCGTCAAGACTTTTGCCTGATTCCCCATTTGCGGGGGAGTTTGCTTTGGCAATTCCGGAGTTGGTTGGAGTTCTTGAGCGGGAGGTGCGTAACCTTTCCTTGCTGCGAAATCGTGTGCCATTATTTCCGGCCATCTTGGTGAGTTGAACACCGCTTCGAAATCAGAGTCTTGCTGAGCTTGGGCGACATAGTCGTCAAACTCTTTTCTATATACCGTTTCTTTATCAGATAAATCCGGGTATGATTGAAAAGCTCTGTCTCTACTCTCCATCGCCTTTGAGCGTTGGGTGTTATGGTGAATCTCGTTTGCTTTCTCTTCGTGTCTCTCTTGCCTTTGGCTTATACTTTGAGCTTCGAGTTGCTTATTCATGATCTGCCTTTGTAAATTCAAGGCTTTAACCGTGTCCAAGTCCTCTGCCGCTTCAGTCACCTCTTGCTCGAGCTTAGAAATTTCTGCGTTAAGATTCTCCGCATACGCAGCGTATTGATTTTTAAAATCGTTAGCCTGTTGGGGCTGTTGCGTAGGTTGCGGGTTAGGTTGATTCTGAGCAACTTGCTGACCGTAAATGACCCTAGATGCGTCTACGAAAGTTCCATTAAATCCTTCTGATCTATACAGATCTATGACTTGTTGGTCTAATTCGCTTTTGGGTCGAATTCTGCGTTTAGCAAGTTTCTCCTCTTCAGACTCACCTTCAAAAATATTTTCGGGTTCCTCTTGGAGGGTCTCTTCAGCTATAGGTTCTACTTCGGGAGTTACTTCTTGGGATTGCTCCTCAATAGTTTCCGTTGGTTGCTCTATTGCTTCAGGCTGCTGCGTTTGTAATGCCTCGCGGAGGTCGTCGGTTGACACATCCGAAAGATTTAATTCATTTTGGGGGGAATCAACCACCCCGGTTTGTTCTTCCATATTCGTACAGTACTAATGTTATACGAAGCTGGAAACCGATTGTATTAGTACCCGGTGTAGGCTTTAAGCGCCCCCGGTTTTTTCATGCATTTACTTCGAGAAGTACATTCTTTTGGCCTTGAACATTCTTTGCAGGGCTTAAATTTATTTTTCTTTTTCTTTGCCATTTTTATAAAGTATTAAGATTTTCCATATTAAATAGGCACAAGTAAGCACACCGGCACATAGTCCTACGATATCATTTACTTGCCCGAGAGTGTAAGAAAGACCGGTTCCGATCATACCTATTAGAGGGGTAGAATCGCTCATGAAATAACCTCCAGTATTATGTAAAGCACCACTATTAGTGCTAGACCGGCTGAAGCCTTACCTGAGTTAGATAATTTCAAAAAGCTATCCTTGAGTAATTTAAAGTTTTTCATTTGGTGGTTTTACGGGGAAAGGGGCTCTAGTTAGGTGTTTTTCGGCTTCTAGTCTAGCGCACTTGGTAGCCGTTTTCTTCGCTAATAGTATCGGTATACAAAGGTAGGCAAGAAGTACCGAACCCG